CGTGCCCAGATCAAGGGCAAGAATGGTGCTGTTGGTTGTCGTGTTCATCGTCATTGCTCCTGAATTTTTGGGGCGAGTGACGGATGTGACGGATTCTCCGTATAACTCTCTACACGTGTGCGCGTACGTACGCAGGCAAAGAGAAGTATCCGGCAAACCCGTCACATCCGTCACTCGACGGTTTTGCTGGTCAGTCATCGCGGTACGAATAGCTGGCGTTGTAGGGCTTGGGTCTGAGGGACAGCCCGGTCAACCCACGCACGCCACCGGTCAGTCGGCACTTCTCGAACTTGCGCGTAGCCATCAGTTCGGAGAAACGCTTTACCGATCCGACGAATTCGCCCGCGCGTTCGGCCCACTCACGCCAGTCGGAGAACAGGTCGGACACGCCTTCGCGGCTGGTCTTGGCCAACAGGCAGCGCTCCTCGATCCACTGCCCGAGCGCATCCTCGGCCTCGAAATACTCCTCGGTCGCCGACACCACGCTGGCTGGCGGTTTCAGCCCTTGCTGTTGCCAGCGGCTGCACCCCTCGACCGCCCACGCCAGAATCCCGTCCCGCTCCTTGAGCAACTTGTCGGTGAGCCTGCCGTCCCGCTTTTCGGGCGGGATGGTGACCGTGAACGGGATCAGGTGCAGACGACGCTTCATCGCCTCGTCCACATTGCGGATCGATGGCTTGTGGTTGCCCGCAATCACCAACTTGAACTGGGGCACGTACTCAAAGAAGTCCTGGCGCATGAAGCGCGCCGACACCTTGTCGCCGCCAGTGATCGCCTTGACCTTGGACTCGTTCCAGCGCCGCCCTTGCTCGGTTTCGATGGACGACACGAAGCGTGCGCCACGCAGTCCGGCCAGATCGGTGGGATGCCGGTCGTTGCGCGCGTCCATGAACGTGTCCATCGGCGCATTGGCCGCGTAATCACCGAGGATCGTGGTGATGACATTGACGAACACCGACTTGCCATTCGCGCCGGTGCCGTACAGGAAAAACAGCGCGTGCTCGCTGGTGATCCCGGTCAGGCAATAGCCCACCATCAGTTGCAGGTAGGCGATCAGATCGGCATCGCCACCGGTAACGTCGGTCAGAAACCCATGCCACGTTGGACAGTCGCCCTTGGGGGTGGCCGTGCTGACCTTGGTCATTCGGTCGTCACGCCGGTGCTCGCGCATCCGGCCTGTGCGCAGATCGACCACGCCACCCGGGGTGTTGAGCACCCACGTATCGGCATCCCATTCCTCGGCACTGGACGCGTGCTTCGGATCGGATCGGGCGATTTTCTCGACCGCCGAGATGGTCGACGAGCTGGCGAGCTTGGCTTTCTGCCTTGGACTGTCTGCCTTGAGCGATGCATTGCGGCAGATGCCCCGGGCCAGATGCGAGACGTAAAGCATCTGATCGGCATTCCAGCGCACGCCCGTCCAAACCAGCCACTTGCCCCACAGCGCGCAGTAGCGCCAGTCCTGACCATAGCGGCGGGTGAAGGCGGTCGACAGTCCGTCCTCGGTACTCCAGTCGATGCCCGTCAGTAAATCCGGCGGCGCAATCTCCTCGACGGAGCGCATTACCGGCATCCGCTCGCCAACGGCAAGAAAACCAGCCACGTCAAAGCCATCGGGAATGGCGTCCGCAGCGTCCCAGCCTTCGGGCCGGTCATCGGGTGGAATGAGGATGGCGACCGTGGTCGCACCGGCGTGCAAGATCGCCTGCGAAGCGCGGTCGGCGTAGTCCCAGCCCGGTGCGTCTCGATCCGGCCAGATCAGCACTGACTTGCCAGCCAGCGGTTGCCAGTCAGTTTTATCGACCGGAGCGTTTGCGCCGTGCATTGCGGTGGTCGCCACCACACCGGCATCGATCAGCGCCTGCGCGCACTTCTCGCCTTCGACCAGGACGATGTGGCTGGCGGCCACCAAACCCGGCTGGTTGTACAAAGGGCGTGGCTCGGGAGGTGCCATCTTGCGGCGCTTGGCGTCCCACGGCCGGAATTCCTTTTTCCGGCCCGGTGGGTCGTAGCGGTAGACAACCGCGATCAGTTTGCCAGTGGCATCAAAATAGTCCCACTTGGCGGTCGCTGGGCCGAGATCGTCGGACGGAGGAGCTGCCTTGGCTTTGCGCACCGGTGTTGACCGCGCACGTCCAAGCAGATCGCTGGCTTCCTGCAGCACCCGAGGGAAGTCGGCATGGATGCTGGCTCCGAGGTAGGCTGCAATCAAATCGAAGATGTCGCCGCCGTCGCCGGTCGCGCGATCCGTCCAGAGTCCGGCCTTGTCGCCGGTCAGCACCACCTCGAGGCTGTCGCCGGGACTGCCCAGCACGTCCCCGATGAGAAACTTGCCCTGGCGCTTCTTGCCCGCCGGGAACATCGTGGTCAACACCGACTCCAGTCGCGCGATCAGTTCCGCGCGAATCTCGTCGCGTTCGGCATCGCGGTTTTCGGTGGGCAGGGAGATGTCGTTGAAGTCGATCATTCGGCTCCCTCGTCTGGCGTCTTGCTTGCATCGCGGCCCTGCGGCGCTCTGCTGCTGGCCGCCCATGCGGAAAGCTCGGACATCCGGTAGCGCACCAAGCCGCCGAGCAGGTAATGCGGGATGCGGTACTTGCTGCGCATCGTTTGATCGGCAAACCAGTAGTACGGCAGGCTCAGTGCGGCCGCCGCCTGCTTGGCGTCGATCATCGGTTCGTCGTCGGCAATGCCTGTGTTGTGGTTGTTCATGATTGCGTTCTCCAGCAGCGGTCTTGCCACGCGCACATCCGGCATTCGAAGTGGGTCTGGTCAGCGAAGGCGCGCGGCAGGAGTTCTGCTGCCTCGGTCGCTGTGATCACCTTCACCGCCCGATCCGACATGCGTTGGGCAAGGGCTGCGTCAAAGGGGACGAGCTCGACGTAGATATCCATCGTGTCGGCGTTCACCGCCGTGAAAATCGCCGGGTGCTCGTGTAGTTCGAGATAGGCCTGATACAGCGCGACTTGCGCCGCGTAGACAGGCTTGGAAATGGCGAGCCGGTTTTTCTCCAGATCGCGCCAGGACTTCGAGCCGAGGCACTTGTTTTCCCAAAGAGCCGGGTAGGCGAAGCCATCGGGACCACCGACGAACACGCCGTCGATGTGGCCCTGCAGGCGTCCGTCAGCCACCGAGAAACCGAACTGCTCGCCGTCGGCCTTGTGTGTGCGCAGATCGAAGCCCGCATCCCGCAGCCATCCGACCATGCACTCTTCGTTGACGTGGCCACGCTCAAAGATGCGCAATATCCGACCCTGCACGTCGCGCCCGTAGTCGACCGGTGCTTGCGCAAACTCGTACTGCAGCGCGCGTTCGCAAGCCACGCCCAACCGGGATGCGCCAAGGTAGTGGCGCACCGATTGCCGGGCACGCGCTCGCTGCAGACCGGTATCGACCAACACGCTGATTTGCCCGGATACGCTTGCCGTGGAATTGAAGTCCATCATGGCTTCGTCTCCCACGGCAGATCGTCCTCAAGATCGGCAAACGGGTTCGCCAAGGGATCGGGCGTCGGAGGCATGCCGCGCACCGGCGGAAACTTGGTCGCCTCGTGATGCTCGACCATTGCCTCGGTGTAGCGGGTGACGATGGCGTCGATAACCCGCAGCGCTTCGGCTTCCGAGTAATCCCCGAGCGGTTTCGTGAAGCCGATTTCGCCAGCCGCTTCACCGAATGCCTTCAGGCACTTTTTCATCGAGGCGTTCTCGATATCAGAGGGATCGATCATCACGACCTCCCTGCGCTTGCCCGGCTCGTCCTTGGCTTTGAGCCAGTTGCCGTACATCGCGTGAAAGACGTTCTGGCAGCGCTGCGAGCAGAACACCCAGTCGATGGGGTAGCGGCGGGGATTGCCGACACCGTGTTGGTTGTCGGTGTGACCGAATCCCCGTGCCTGACGTGTGCAGACCCAGCATTTCACGCCACCTCCTCAAACTCGTCGATCAACAGGCCGAGCTGCAGCGCGCCGCCCGCGAAGGCGGCCTCGCAACGCCTGCTGAAGTCGCGGTAGTTGGTCGAGCAGCGCGCAATCGCCGTCACCGAATGAATCTGCTGCTCCAGCCGCGTCAGCCCTTTGTCGGTCAGCCACTGGTGGTGCTTGTCCGAGATGCGCTTGCGACTGCGAATCTCATCGAGCAACTCCTCCGGCAACACCGGCCCGTAGACCCAGCGCTGCGTGATCTGGCCAAGGACGTGGGGCGGGTTCTGGGCGTGGCCCTGGTACTTCCAGCCAAACAAACGGTAGATGGCGCGGTAGTAGTCGGCGTGAAAGCGCCGTTCCCACGAGCCGCTGGACTGGCGCAGCAGCTTGGCAATCAAGTCCTGCAATGCGTCGGGCGCACGGTGGAACTGGTAGCCCGTTGCCTCGTCGATCAGCGCGACCTCGCCGGTGGTGGCCAGCGCGTGCATGATCTTCATGCAGTTGGGGACGATCCCCTTGCGTGCCTTGTGCAGCGTCCCGGTCAGCGCAGCATTGACAACGGCAGATGCGAGGTCAGCGATGATCCCGGCCGGAAAGAACTGTGTTTGTCGGCCGGACGGCAACAAAATCGGCTCACGAGTTTTTTCCAATTGCGACAAGGAGTTAGGCGCAAAATCGGTGAGGAACCGGGCGAATCGGCCACCCTTGTGGCCTTCGTGGAAGCCGAGCAATTTGGCAAGCTGGCGGCGCACGTAGCCGCGCTCGCCACCCTTGAGGACAACCGCCTCGCATTCCAGATCGCCGAAATGGACGACGCCGTAGTGGCTGGCAGTGAGAATGTGTGCGTTCATGGCCATTCTCCTTACTGCGCCCATGACGGTTTGCCCGTCACGGGTGCGCGTTGTGGAGCAGCAGCGGGAGCCTGATACACAGGTGCTGCCTGTGCGGGAGCGCCAGAGTTGCCACCGCCGGTGTTGGCTTTGGCAGCGACACCCTTCAACTTGGCGTAGTCGGCGTGGTCAGGCTCGACCGCCACCTTGACCACATTGCGATCCGCGCCCTTGGCGTCCTTTTCGATATCAACGCGAACGATGAATTCGATGCCATCCAGTTCGTGAAAACCCTGGATGCGGCGCGCGGCGGCGGCCTGCGGTGTGTTGTCCTGCGGATGGATATTGCGGGCACTGTTGAGGGCAGCGCGGATGAAGCTGCGTCCCATCTGGCCCCAGGTCGGCCCCTTCTTGGACAGCAGGCCGATGTTGCTCCACATCTTGCGTTTGATATGCTCACCGTCGGTGACCACAAATTCGGCAGAGAGATAGATCGAACCGGTGTCGAAGGATTCGGTGGCGTAGCCGCCGCCCCAGCCTTGTTCGGGATCGTCGTAACCACCGGGTTTGATGGTCATGCGCACCGGCACGACGGTGCCCTTTGGGATCAGGTCGAAACCGGACTGCTGCGAGTCGGCGTCATTAAAGTCATTCCATGCATTGGCGGTCATTGCGATTACTCCTTGGATTCGGTATGGGTTTGGGCGGCGGTGCCGGATGTGGAAGCGCTGCTGGCGCACTTGGCGATCAGCGCGCCGAGATGCGGCGGCTCCAGCACGTCGAGGCGACCGCTGCGGTCTTTGGCGGGGAAGCCGTAGGGATTGACGGTGTGGGTGACGAAGGCGCGGTAAGAACTACCGTCCTCAGCCTTGAGCTCGGCCAGCGTCACGACCTCGTCGACGATCCCGGGCAGCTCAAGACTGGTCTTGCCGCCCTCGATCTGTGGCACGAACACCTTGC